AAGCTGATAAATTATCTCAAGAAGTTATTCCAACAATGATGCAAGAGATGAATTATTCAACTTTGAAATTGAACGATGGTTCGGCTGTAGAAGTCAAACCTTTCGTATATGCATCTATTCCTTCAGATAAAAAGGATGATGCGTACAACTGGCTTCGTGAGAATGGTCTCGGAGATATTATTAAAAATGAAATCTCTGTAGCATTCGGTAAAAACGAGGACGCTAAGGCTCAGCAATATGCTAACCTTGCGCAGGGGCAGGGCTACGAACCTAGCCAGAAGTTAAAAGTAGAACCTAGCACCCTAAGAGCAATGGTCAGGGAGCGTATCGAATCTGGATTAGATATGCCCTCTGATCTGTTTAATGTCTTTACTGGACATAAAACAAAAATAACCAAAAAATAAGGAGAACGAAAAATGGAAAAAGAAACAAGTACGAACGTAGTAAAGAAAGAAAAGGGAGGAGCATTAGCTGCAAGTATCTTTGAATCAGATGCAGCGGCTGGTCTTAGTAATATAGGTCATGAAGATCTAGCATTACCTTTCTTAAAAATACTCGGTCAACTCTCTCCAGAAACAAACAAGAGAGATGGTAAATATGTTGAAGGTGCAGAACCCGGCATGATTTACAACTCAGTAACTGGAGAACTCTTTGATGGTGAGAAAGGAATTAAAGTTATTCCTTGTCATTATAAATTAGAGTACATTGAATGGCAGGATAGAGGAACAGGGCCAAGTGCACCTGCAAAGATTTATCCTTCAAGCAGTGATATTCTATCAAAGACAACAAGAGGTGCTGATTACAAAGACAGATTACCAAGTGGTAATTATGTTGAAAAAACAGCCTCACATTTTATCATCGTTGCAGAAAAAAATCCATCTACTGCATTAATTGCGATGAAGTCTACACAACTTAAAGTTAGTAGAAAGTGGAATAGTATGATGCAAAGCATTAAACTAAAAGGAAAGAACGGTTTATTTACACCGGCATCTTTCAGCCACATTTACAATTTAAGAAGTGTGCAACAATCAAATGACAAGGGGACTTGGTTTGGTTGGGATGTTTCAAAAGTTGGAATGGTAGAAGATGCTTCACTATATCAACAAGCGAAAAAGTTTTATGAAAGTGTTTCTAAAGGAGATGTTGAAGTAAAACATGGCGCAGAAACCTCAGCTAAAACTGAAGACCACATGTAATCAAACTGGGGGCCGCAAGGCCCCCACAGAAAGGCTCAGATGGAAAACAAATTTAGGGAAATATTTAGAGGACTAGAAAGAAATTTTGGTAAATGTGATTTATCAAATGCAAAAGTAAATCCAGATACAGGTAAACTTGTTATACCTGTTAATGATTATGGTTGGTCAGGAAGACCAGTAACAGATGAAGATTATCAAAAACATTTAGATGGTGAAATATCAATAGGCATTCAACCGTGTACAGAAGAAGGTAAAGTTATTTTTGCAGCGATTGATGTGGATCAATATAAAGATTTTAATAAAGAACAGTTTTTTAAAAGACTACATGAAAACGAAATACCTTTAATACCTGTCAAATCAAAATCAGGTGGCTTTCATTTATACTTACATTTAAAAGAACCAACATCAGCTGTCATGGTAAAGAAATTTTTAAAAGGTTTGCTTTACACTTTGAAACTACCAACAAAAACAGAAATATTTCCAAAACAAACAGATACATCTACAAGTGTAGGTAACTTTATTAATCTTCCATACTTTGGAAAAACAGAAAGAGTTGCGATTGATCCTAGAGACGGATCAGAATTTACATTTGAAAAATATTTACAAGTTGTTGAGGTAAACAAACAAAGTAAAAAAGATCTTGATGAATTTATGAATGAATTGACTTCAAAAGAATTATCAGGTGGTAGTGAAGAATTTAAATCTGGTCCACCTTGTTTACAACAACTGTCTAAAAAAATACTAACAGATTTTAGAGATAGATTTATGTATCAATACATGGTGTTTGCTAAAAAGAAATATGGAGATCAATGGGACAAGAAAGTTTTAGAAGCAGCAAGAGAATATATTCAATACGATAATATATGGGGAGATGAAAAAATAAAAAAGAAAATTAGGAGTTGGACAGATAAAGAAACAGGATACAAATGTGAAGAAGTAAAAGCAGAAGGGTATTGTATGGAAGAGCTGTGTTACAAACGAGAGTTTGGAAAAAAAACAGACAAGATTATACAATGGCCTGAACTATCAAGTCTAACAAAAATTGAATACGAAGAACCAGAATATAGAGTTACCGTTACCATTAGAGATCAAAATGGTGATGAAAAGTCTGTTCAAATAAAATTAAAAAGTATTGATGACTTATATGAGATGAGACTTTTAAGAAAACAAATTGGCAAACAGGCTAATACATTTTTACCAAAATTAAAAGATAAAGATTTTGATCCTATTGTAGCAGATCTTTTAAAACCGGGTGCTGTAGAAATACAAACACCACCAGAAGGAACATCAAATAAAGCTAAGATGTTCAAATATATAAAAGAGTTTGTTAAGTCTCCTGCAGAAACACTTGTTGCATTTGAATCAGGACGTGCTTTTGTAAAAGACAAAGAAGATAAATTATATTTTATCTTTGATAAATTTTATGATGCATTGAAAAGAAAAGAATGGAAAGTTGGAGAACAAAAAACAGCACAATGGATGAAAGAATGGTTTGATGCAAAGTTTGATACTAGACCAAGAATTCCTAAAAAAGGAGTAGATCCGAAAGATTACCCGCAAGTTTCTGGATGTGTACAGTTAAGAGCAACTATGTTTAAATCAGAAAAAAGAGAAACTGAAATTGTAGAGATGAAAGATAGAGAGGACATCTTGTGATATTTAAAGTCTTTGGTCCACCCGGAACAGGTAAAACTACTCATTTATTAAACATTGCAAAAGAATACATTGAACAAGGTATACCTTTACATAGAATTGGATACTTTGCTTTTACACGTAAAGCGGCAAACGAAGCAAAGAGTCGTATGCCTTACGACAATAAAAAATTACCATACTTTCAAACGCTACACTCGCTAGCATTTCATACATTAGGGTTATCTGAAGACTCTGTCATGCAGCCATATCATTATGATGATCTAGGTAAGCTTTTAAATATAAGAGTTCACCACGTTGACAGATTAAATGACTCTGAAACTTTTTATTTAACTTCTGACAATTTATATTTTCAACTTATTGGAAGAGCAAAAAACAAAGACATATCTTTTGAAGAAGAATATCATTCAGGTGTTTACTCAGTTGAAGATATTGATTTTGATATACTAAAACACATTGGTGTGAATCTAGAACAGTATAAACAAAAAAATAAGTTAATTGATTTTAATGATATGATTCATCAATTCATTGCACAAAAAGAAAAATGTCCTGAATTTGATGTGGTGTTTATTGATGAAGCACAGGATCTATCTCCTATTCAATGGCAAATGTTTGATATCTTAAAAGAAAAATCTAAACATATGTATCTTGCAGGTGATGATGATCAAGCCATATACTCTTGGGCCGGTGCAGATGTTGACCGTTTTATTAGTCAAGAATGTGAAGAAGAAATTGTACTGGATCAATCTCGTCGTGTGCCTTTTGCCATACAAGAAATATCTGAAGTCATACTAGATCGTATAGAAGGTAAAAGAAAAAATAAAAAATATAAACCTAAAAAAGAAGAAGGCCGAGTAGAAAAAATTTTAGACATCTCGCAAGTAGACTTAACACAAGGACATTGGCTTATACTCACGCGTACCGGATCAAGGCTCAAGGACATTATGGATTTATTAAAAGAACAAGGAATTTATTATCAAACTAAAAAAGGAAAAAGTTTTAAAGTTAAATTATATAAAGCTTCTGTTAATTATAGAAAGAATGCAAATTTAACTGAGGCTGAGATGAAAGATATTTTAGAATATACAAAAGGAAAAAAACCTGACAGCACACCATGGTACGATGCTTTTGTAAATGCAGACTATGAAGAGATTGCATACATACGTCACATGGAAGATAACAATGAAGATTTAAATATTGATGCAAGAGTTAGACTATCCACAATTCATGCAGCCAAAGGTGGTGAAGAAGATAATGTCATTTTAATTTTGGATAATGCTAGAAAAATAAGACGAGCTGTGTTAGATAATCAGAATAAAAGAGATGAAGAACATCGTGTGTGGTATGTGGGCGCTACTCGAGCAAGAAAAAACTTATATTTGCATTTAGCAAAAATAGAAAGGAACGGATATCAATTATGATAGAGGTAAACATAACAGAAGAAATGAAAAAGAAAGCAAGACAAAAAGCAGAGTCTTTAGGAAAACTAAGAAACTCAATAACACATGGTGATGGAAACGTTGCCGGTTACATTGGAGAGTTTATCGCTCAGCAAATTATGAAGGGAGAACTCAAAGATACTTTTGATTATGATCTTGTTTTAGAAGATGGAAAAAAAATAGATGTGAAAACAAAAAGAACATCTGTAAAACCAAAAGACTATTACGAATGTAGTGTTGCTGCATTTAACACAAAACAAAAATGTGATGGTTATGCTTTTGTCCGTGTTCAAAATGATTTTTCAAAAGGTTGGTTTCTAGGACATCTTTCAAAAGATAAATACTTTGATATAGCAAAACATTTAAAGAAGGGTGAAGTAGATCCATCAAATAATTTTATAGTTAGAGCAGATTGTTATAACGTAAAAATATCAGACTTAGAAATAGGAGAGTAATATGACAAGAAAAACTTTTTTTAAAGAAGTTGCTAGCGATAAACAAATTGGTGGCGACCATTATAAATTAAAACATCAACCTTTTGATTTTATTATGGCTAACAATCTTAATTTTTTTCAAGG